GATTGAGTAGCCAAACGAAATACCGCGCAAGATGCCGTCTTTAACGTCATCTAGATACTGTTTGGCGAAATCAGAGCGAGAAAAGCGAATTTTGGCGTAAGCACGCTTCTTTTCCTCATCCAGATAGGCTCGCTCAACAACACCCAAAACTTTGTCCGGGTTGTGGTTGAAAAGGAACGGAGCTCCGTCATTTAGACGCATAAAATTCGGAGCCTTCGCGTCATGGCTCAGCACTTCAGTGCCGAAATAGCGCGAAACTGGATACTCGGAACTGAAAGGAAACTCAAAAGTCCGCTCGTCAATCGTGCGGATTTCAGTTGCCTCTGTGCGCTGCATACGCTCGCCAACCACTGCACGCTTCTGCTCAGGCTCTTCGGCCCGAATCGGAGCGATCTTGGTCAACGTGCTGAACTTGTGCCCGACCTTGCGATCAGTCGCCTCTTTGTCGCGATAAAGAGTGATTAGCGCCGCGGGATCATCCTCGGTGCCAGTGATCGTAAATGAAGAGTCAGGAACATCAATGGTTCCATCGCGCTCAATGCGATCAATGCGACCTTCGGCACGACCACCTGATGAATTCCAAGAGACAAAGTCTCCTGTTTTGAGGGCATCAGGTGCTGCCCTTTCTTGTTCCTGCTCCATAGAAGTCAAGAGTTCTTCCTCATTATTGCTAATAAATTGTCTACCCTCCCGAGCCGCTTTGATCCTCTTGGCTCGAGCGTCAGACCAAGACTTGCCAGGATCGCCGCCCCAGGCTGCCCAAGCCACTCTTCCATTGCTTGGATAACCATCCTCTCCAGGAGAAAAACCCTCGCCTTGCTTGTCAACTTCATGCCTGGCGAACCAAGCGGACATCGCTATGACAGTGTCAGGCGACAGTTCATTGCCGCTCAGAATCTGGGTGGCACGGGTACGAGCGACATCCGTGCCACCTGATTCGCCATCAGCCTTCCAATCGCGATAACGCTGAGCCTCTGCTCTCATGCCATCGTTTGGCATGAGATTGATCTCAACTCCGTTTACGTTTGCCATTGCTCCGTTTGCGAGTGGGCTGAGGTTGATCTGACTCAAGCAACTCAAGCTGTGTGCCTTCGTCTGTCAAATCCAAATCCTTGTCTAGTTTGATGCCAGCATCAGCTGCCAGTTGCTGTTCCCGAGCCAACTCATTGACGTTGTCATCAAAATCACCGCCGGAATAAGCGATGATTTGAGCCTTAGTCATGTACCCAGCTTGCTCGGCCTCCCTGTAAGCCTTGACCTCCTTGAGGGGGTCGACCCAACTCCAGCCACGAGGCATCCAACGCGGAGACAAGTAGCGTTCCGGCCGGAGCTCATAGTCAGGGAAATCGCAGTAGCCACTAAGCACTGCCAAGTTCAACCACTCGCGGTACACCCGCATGTGGAAGTTATCGATGAGATACTTCTGAACTACTCGCCAATGTTCGCGGTCCTCAAGAAGCGAAAGCCGTGAGCTGCTGTAGTTAGTGTCGCTGAAGTCACGAGACAACGTCTCGTAAGAGCAGCCAAAGCCGGACGCAAAACGCCGGACCTTGTTTTTGACAAACATCTCAAACTGCTGGTCTGGCGAATCAATGTCGGGCACCGAAACGCTTTCGCCAGGCGACAGGTACTTAAATGTGCCGGGCTCAAACTCACTGATGCGCTGATTGTTCTCGACGTCGTCAGCAATCAGCTCGCCTTCGTTATTGGTGATGAAGCCCATGATGCTCGCGCCAGCACGGGCACGAATCACCGCAGCCTCCTCGTAGCCCTGAAGTTGATGGGCATCCGCCATCACGCTATGGAACCAAGGCACTCCACGGTTTTGGCCTGGGCGCTCAGGCATGAACAGATGAATTACGTCATCTGCAGGCAGAAACACATGCTTCCTGTTTGGCTCTGGGTTGCCTTGGAACCAAGTGTCACCAGGATGTCGAGTAAGGATTGCGTACCGAACCGGACGACCCCACTCGTTTACTTCAACGCCATTACGCCACTCGTTACCAGTGGCCAAGGTGTTGCCTTGATACGCCTCATCCAAAAGGTCGCTTTCGAGCATCTGCAGTGCCAAAGGCACCTTTGAATCGCCAAAAGGACGCCTAATAATCCGAAAAAGCGCTTCGCCTGACTCACACATCGCGCCAGCAGCGAGCCACTCGAAGTCGTGGAAGCTGTAACGACCGCCGGTGTCACAAGCATTGGGTCGCGTCCAGTACGACCACTTCTGCTCAATCTCGTTATTGATCCGGTTGTCGCGCTTGCTGCCCCGAAGTTGCAAAACCTGCGACTGCAACTTGATGCCGGTGCCGATCACATTGATCTGCGTCGTCCGTTTCGCTTGACGCGCATACGGATTGTTCCGGACCATCTCACGGGAACGATCCCGCAAGCGCCGCAAATTAGTCCTGATCTCAGCGTCAGCACTCGCCTGCGTTGACATCCAGTCGGACGTCAGGCGAGAAACCATCGCGCCGGCATAGCCACGACGCATTGACCGCGGGTTGGGCTTACCGAAGCCCAAAAAGCCCATGAGGCGAGTGCGAATACCCATGATCAGTTAAACCTCACGAACAAGTTGCGCGGATTGCCAAGGCCATTGGCCATGAGCTCGGCCTGCTCCTCACGCTTGACTTCAGCCTTTAGTCGACCTTCCAGCTGAATCAAGTCAGCCAGGTCATATCGCTTCAAATTGCGATTTCCAATCCTGTATTCCTGTACTGCGCCACCCGCCAGCAAAGTGCGTATTGCTGTTTGGACTGCCTCGAGGTCTTTTTTCGCCTGACTTCTACCGTCGAACAGGCCAGCAGTGCCGGAATACTCCAGCGCCGCTTCAACAGTCAGTCGGCCTGAGCCCAGAGTGATTTTCTCGGAATCCTTCTCTGCAATCGCTTGGAAATACCAAGTCCCAGGCTCAAATGACGCAGAATCTGTGGCGGAAATCGTAAATTCCCAGCCTTGTTGATAAACAGAACCAGTCGACGTATGACCTTGAGGACGACCATTCGTCCTCAGGTAATACTTCAAAGTCCACTCGTCTGACTTGATGTCATTGCCGAAAACATCCGTTGTGGAGTCGTCTCTCCACTTCACGGTGTCGCCAGCCCGGATCTCGCTTGGGATGTTCACGGGGACTACCAGCGTTGGACGAAATTACGGCGATTAGGCCGTTTTTGCTGCTTTGATCCTAGCTGAGACGACTTATTAGGCTCATTACGTCGCTCCATCTGGTCCCAAATGCTGCGGCGATCGTATTTCTGATACATCCGGTGTAATGCGGCGTATGCATAGACCATTTCGTCCAAAGCTTCATTGGGACTCTGACTTTTTTTGACCCAAACACGCTCAGGGAATCCATTGCGATATCGCAGCACTTGACGCTCAGCCGTTAGCTCTTGGAAATAGTCAGGACCGACTGTTGGATAAAAATGAAGATATCCCGGACCCGGGTCATTGTGCTTCAAACGCCCAAATAGAAGCGATTTCACGCCATCAACCCCAACTGGGAACAATTGAGCGCCATTCTTCATCGCTCGGCCCTTGAAATTGATATCAACCTTGCTTGGCTTGCCCAGTGGAGGCTTGCCCTTCTGGCCCATACCCTTAATCGCAATAACGCCCATGGAGGCACGCTCTCGCGCATAGCCATACACCTCTTGCGTGTGGTGACCGCCAGAGTCAACACAGCAAACCTCAATATTCAGCTTGCGGCCGTCTTCTGTCTCATAAGGATTCTGCAAAACCTCGTCTAATTGCTTCCAAACCTCTGGTCGTGACGGTGATCCATGAAGAACAATTCGATCAACCAGAAAAGCCTCTTCATCTCTCGCCCAGCCCCACACCGACATGCTCAGTCTGTCGTCCTGGCAGTCACATCCACACGTCAGCAACAAGACTTCAGCAGGTGGTGATGCCTGCTTGTACTTCTCTTCAGCAGCCCGTTGCTGCAATGACTCGCCACTCATCTTGCTGGCGTACTCGTCTTCCCAGACCTCACCAATAATCGTGTTCACAAACGTTTTTAGCTGCTCCGCGTCGTGCTTGGCTTCTAAAAACTCCTCAACCAGATTCGACCAGGCAGCATTAGGGCTGTAGCTGTACGCCGCCCAAATATGAAATCCAGCATGCTTGCCGTTGTATTCATTGGTGCCGCGCCACTCGCCACGCTCAACCATCCAACGCTTCTTGGCATGCGGGATGTGCTCCTTACACTTCTCGCACTCGTAGCAAGCAGTTGAAGGGTCATCGTCAAACCATTTGATCTGTGCCCAGCGCAAATACTGCATATGACTGCAATTTGGGCAGGGAACGTAATACCGCCTTTGGTCTGACTGCTGATACATACGCTCAATCCGACTGAAATCTTTCACCGTCGGAGTAGAGCCAGAAACGATCTTGCGGTTCCAGTAGTACTCAGTACGCCTGATACCCAGCTTGATCTGGTCGCCCTCAGAGCCAGCCGAAGGCGGATAACCATCAACCTCGTCGAACAGCACAATTCGCCTGGACACACGACGGAAGCCACGCGGTGAGTTGGCGCCAACCAAGCTCAACGTTCCGCCCGGAAACTGCTTTTGCAGAATTGTGTTTGCGCCATCCTTCGCTTTGGCTTCACTAACCAAGCCCTTGAGCACTGGCGTATCGCGCAGCATCGGCGCAATCTCTTCCTTTGAATATCCCTGCGCGTCCTCAATCGTCGGTTGAACCAGCATGATCGGCGCTGGATCTTGATGAATGTGATACCCGATCACATGGTTCAAAATCTTTGAGTAGCCAACCCTGGCTGACTTCATCACCGTTACCTGTTCAACAGTCGGATCGGTGATCGCATCCATGATTCCCTTCTGATAGGGAAGCGTTCTCCACCTGCCGCCTTCAGCACTTGACTCGGCACTGAGGAACGCATTTTCATCGGCCCATTCACTCAGACTCAGCTTCTTTGGTGGCTTGAACGCCAGAAAAGCCTTTTTGGTCAGCAGGTCGACGTTGCTCATTCCTCTGCCTCCCCGGCCAAGTCTTCCAATGTTTCGCGCACAATATCCTCCAAGCAAGCCATAGCCGCAGAGTCAAGGTCCGGAATCCGCTGCTTTGCCTTGCTCGGAATACCCAACATCTTGCCCCTCGCCAATGTAATTATCTCGACCCATTTGGCTTCAACCTCATCAACAGGTACAAGCTTCCCGGCCTTTGCTTGACGATCTAATTCCAGCAACTCGGCCTTTAAATACTCGGTTCGAGCCCTACTTTCGTCGTAGTCAGGAATGTACTCCTGAGTTCGACTCATTCGCGGCTGAGGCTTTGTGACTTTGTCGACAACGTTTGCCGAGACAGGCCGTTGGGTTTTTTTGTTCCACTCTTCAACCAAGGTGTGGGCGTCAACCATCGGCACGCCTTTTTGATCCGGATAAACCCTCAGCCTTCCTTTTTTGATCGCGCCATAAACCGCTTCTTTGGTGACTCCAAGGAGCTTGGCGGCCTCGACTCGCGTAATCAGCTGCATACAGCGATAACTAGTGATACAATCGCCCGCTTTTGTGGTTAGCGGACTTGTTCGCATACTTTATACACTTAGCGAACAAACTTTGCGGAATTGTGCCTAGTGAAATCGTGCGGTATGAAACACCT